GCGCAAGCTGTCCGCTCAAAGTCGGGATTGCCTGCGTAAAGTAGTTGCCAAAACCGCTTGTTAATAAGGTCGCTGCTTTCTCGCCGCCTGTCTGCGCATTGCCCAGCTGGTCAATCGTATTGTTCAAACTAGAAAGATAGCTGTTGTCAATTACCGGGTCAAGTACGCTTACACAGGCATTTAACACTTTGTTGACAACACCCGTGCTGTCATCGCCGCTCCCGCCAAGCTGCCTGGCAAGGTTTGCGCCTACCATCATAGGCCCTGCCCAGTTGGAAAACCAGTTGATGGTATAGCTGTGCAGTTTGCCGTTTTCGTCCGTAAACTGCAAAGAGTTTTCCTGTGCTCCTGTCAAATCGGCTTCTGCTTTTTCCTCGTCCGTCATCTCCGGCACAAGATGTCCGGTGCTCCACAGATATGCGCCAAGTCCGGCAAGGGCGCTGCCGGTAAGACCGGCGCTGAATGTGTCCATCGCCTTGTTGATGTCTTTGCCCTTTGCAGCATCATAGCCCATCTGCAAAATTCCTTGCGCCAACCCGAGGGGGCTGTACCGCCATGCCTGTATACCAACATTCGTAGGTGTTTTTACAAACGGTAGCTGCCCTTCGACCCAAGCGCCCACTATGGGTACATCGTTTGCACTTTTTTTGACTTTGCCGATAAATTCTGTAAGTTTGTTCGCGTCGTGGTATGTGTTTACAAGTGCCTGCTGTACGGCGTAATCTCTGGCCTGTTCCAGCATTGCTTTGGATGCGTCATCGGTTGCGTCAAAAATCGCATCGGTTGCGCCGTGCGCTTTCAGGTAGCTGGCAAGGTAACGGCTGTAGTTGTTTTTCAAACCTGCTACGCCGATAAACCCGTTTTCGCCCATACTCTTGGTTGCATCCTGCGCAAACTCGGCTGCTTTTCGCAGAGCGTTATTCTCGTTAAGCGGTTTCGCAAAACTCAGCAAACCGGATGTTCCGTACACATCGGCATCCTCCAGCATAGCGCTGGACATCTGGGCAATGGTTCGCATCACGCGGGTGTTGAATGTCTGCCCTGCGTTTCTGGCGGCTTTGGCCATTTCAAAGTTTTCGCTGGTTCCAGTCAATTGCCGCCACCGGCTGTTGTCGGCGTCCGAAAAGGAACGGCCTATCAGGTTTCTGTCAGCCTTGCTTGCCGGGTTCAGATACCCTACTGTTACCTCGGCAGTATCATTGCCCATTGCCTTTGCAACGCGCTGCACAGCACCGTTTACGCCGTCTTTTAACAAGGCAAGTGTGCCCTGCCCAACATTGTTCACGGCGTTTTTGATGTTCGTCACCGCGTTAAACAGCATGCCGGTATAGCGCATGGCGTTCCATTTATCCCAAAAACTGCCCTTTACATTTCCAGCTGCAATCGTGGCGATCTCATTCTCAATGTCAACGCGGGCTTTGCTGTCTTTGGGCAGCGTTTCCATCTGCTCGGCAAGCTGTTTGATGTTGGCAACCTGTTCATCACTCAGCTGCTGTATGCCAAACTTAGTCGCGGCTAGGTCTTTCACCGCTTCGCCCATATACTCGTCATTGTAAGCGCCGCTGCGCAGCAGCTCCAAGAACTGGTCTCGCGGTGCGTTCGCAGTTTTGTTTGTATCCGGGAAAATCTGCGCAAGGCGTTTCATGGCGCCATCAGACAATGCAGAATTATACATCTTTTCAATGTTCTGCACTACCTCTGCCGCCTGGCTGTCGTCCACGCCCAGATAATCTGTAATGGTATTTTTTAAGCCGTCCAGCACTTTGGCTTTGCTTGCGTCTGATTCGCCGGATAACTTCTGGAATGTAAATTCAAGCTCTTCCTGTACATGGCGCACAGCCTCATTGAATACGCGGCTGTCCGCCCCTGCGGCGGCTTTCTGGTACTGCGTATTGCCGGTAATGGCCTTTTGCAGTCTCTCTCCCATTTCACCGCGCAGGGAAGTCGGCGCGTTGATCTCGTCCAAAAAGTCACTCACAGTGGCTTGCATACCCGCGTCACTGCCAAAAGCGGCTTTGTTTGCAATGCTGGTATACCCACCGTCCACATTGTTCACCAGTCTGCGTAAAACGCGGCTGTCCGCTTTTTCCATCTGCTTTTGATAACCGTCGTTGTTCTTGATGTAGTTATACACATTATCAAAAACAGTCTGGCGGTATTCTGCCGGCGGATTCAGCGTCTCCATGATTTCGTGCGCCGCCATGACCGGGCTGATGTCATTGCCGAATGCGCTTGCATCTGCAATATCGCCAACGCTAAATCCGGCACGGTTCAGCGCCGCGCGGAACGCTCTGCCATCGGCGTGCGCCTGCGCGCCTGTCAGTTGTTTGGAATTTGCAAGCACAGATTCCGCCGTCTTCAAAAAGCTGCTGCGGTATTCGTCAGGCACTTCCACTGCATCGGCAAGCCGGTTTGCCGCCCTACTGATTTCGGATTTGTTTCCAAACGCCGCGCGGTCAGCCAACTGGCGGAATGTATCGTCGTTCTCTTTCAGGTTCTCCGTAAAGGCTGAAAGCACCGTCTTGTTGCTGTACAAACTGCCTTCGTTTTTCACGTTGTCAAAAAACGCTTGCAGTCGGCTCGTCATATCGGGGTTGTTTTTGTAGTTTTTCTGTGCGATGGCTCTCGCCTTGTTCCAAACAGTGGCATAATCGTCCTGCGCATCAAAGGCAAGGTTGAGTTTTGCTTGTGCGGTATAGCCGTTCTTTGCCCTTGCTCCCTGCGCAACGGGGGATTCTTTGGCAGTTTCAAAAAGCTGGTTTACGATTTCCTTTGCAAAAAGGTCATCAGGGTCGGCCTTTCTAAAATTGTCCTGCGCATAGTTTCCGGTCTTTCTGGCAACCGCTCTGGCCCACACATCCTCTGGGTTATCCAGTGCCGGCACTTCTTTGGCCGCACTGGCAGCTTGCTCGGCGGCCTGCTTTCCGGTTTCAACGATTTTGGAGAGCTCATTCGTAACGATTTCGCCCAACTGCGCGTTGGCTTCGTTGCGTCCGTCCTCAACTGCGTTTTCAATCGCCGTCTGTGCTTTCTTAAAGGCGCCCGGGTTTTTCTTCTGGGCGGCATCGCGGGCATCGTTCAAAACTCCCTCAATATTCATGACCGCCTTTTCAGGGGTTGTAAACTGCTTGGCAGATTCCAGCGTTCTCGCGGTTTTTGTCAATCCCTCGCGCATCTTGCTGCGCACAATACGGGCCTGCGTGGCAGTCTTTGCGTACTCCGTTGTGTTCGGCTCAAGCGTGTTTAGTTTTTCGTTCAGTTCTCGCAGGGTGTTTCCGCCAAGCGTTTCCGTCTCATCGCTAAAACTCCCGCTCGTGCTGTCTTTCACAATGCGGTCAATGGTAGCGCTCAATCCCTCATTGCTGCGGATTTGCTGCGCATTGGCTTGCTGTTCTGCGTGGCTTACCCGCTGCACGGTATACGGCGCATTGGTTCCAAGAATATTCTGGTTCTCCGGCGTAAGCGTGTCGCGGTCAATGTCCGTAACGGAATGCCCGCGCCCGGTATATTCCTGATAGGGCATTTCTCTTTCTTTGCTGCCTACCGTGTTTGGGTGTACGCTCTCACTGCCGTTCAGCGGGCGGGCCGCAACGCTCTGTGCACTACTGTCCCGCAAGGAAGCGGCGGCATCCGCCGTGTCAGTGCCGCCAAACATCCTGTCGTAAACGCGGCGGGTGTAGTCCGGCATATTGCTGTCAAAGCCCTGCACCTCAAGCCAATCCGCAAAGTCCTCCGTGCCAGCCTGTCGCCCGGTGGGGCCGTCCAAAATCATGTCACGATAATAGTCTGCCGTCGCAGCCGCCTGGTCGGTATCCACCAAAGCCCCGCGGTTGCTGGCCGCTACAGCGGAAAGCATGTCATCCACGCCAGAACCGCTCACACCGGTCCCCATGTCGGCAAGCTCCATCAGGGCAGTGTCATACGGTAAACCACTCGTGGTAGAAAAATTTGTCCCGTTCTGGAAGTTGTACTGCTGGATGTTCTTTAAGCCGCTGGTATACAAAATATCCCCCGCCGCCTGCTCGTCCAGACGGATGGGGGTGCTTTTAAAGTAATTCCGCAGCGTAGCCGTCGCCTCGTCCACAGGCTCCGCAAAGCTGCTTTCCTTTACAATGCCGGTAGCAATGTCCTTTGCCTCGTCAGCCATGCTCTCCCGCGTCGCGCCGCTCTGTAGCTGGCCGTACAAGTCTTCAATGCGCCGGGTGTAAACGCTGCGTCTGTCCTTTCCGGTTATTGATTTTGCCCATTCAGCCACCGCTCCAGCGTCCGGCGCATCAGGGCCTTGTACTCCTCGTCCGTTGCCATCCGCGGTGCTACCAAGCCCTGCTGTACCAGTCTGTCCAGCAAGCCCGCTTCCACCTCCTCCGGGTTGCGGTTCATAGCCTGCGCCAGTGTCAGCGTTGAGGGGAACGTCTGCTCGAACGCCTGCTCCCAGGTTGTCATTCTGAACACCTCCATTTACTTCATTGTAGCCCGCGGCGCGCTGCACGTCAATCGGCAAACTGTCCGTATTTTGCAGCGCAAGTTTAGCTTCATCGCCAATCTCCTGCTGGCGCTGCAACACGGCGCGGCGAAGCTGTTCAGCCTCTTTTTCCTGCGCGCCGTTCAAGTTGACCTGTCCGCGCAGTTCATCCAGCGTATTCAATGCGCTGCGGTTGGCTGCGTCTGGCGTGTTCATCTGCTGTATCTGTGCGGCAAGCCCGGTTGTGCCGTTGGCTTCCGGCTGCACAATGTTTCTTGCTGGTGTAGCGTTCTGTACATCCTGTACGGCATTGTCAGCTTGTTTCAAGGCATCCTGCGCAGCGTCACCCGCTGTGCCTTTCAACCTGTTGAACAACGCCCCGCCAATTTCCGGCAGTGCATTCATAGCAACGTTCTCGGCAATGTTTTTAGCTGTGTTCCCAGCAATTTTACCGGGGGTCAGGGCGTCGTCTACCGTCTGCCCATTGGCGATTGCCTCCTGCTGGGCAGAATAGGTGCTCAAATCATCCGCCAGCGTGGGCAGCGTGTCCAGCGCCAGATCAGCACTGGTATCGGCCAGCACACGCCCTGCCGCTTTGCCAAAGCCGGGCTGTACAATGTTTTGCAGTACCGGGATTTTCTTGGCAGCGTCATACAGCTTGCCGCCCGCCTTCTGCGCAGCGTCGGCGTATTTTGTGCCATCCACAAGCTGATTGAACGCGTTGTACTGTACCGCTTTGCCCGCTATAGAGCCGCCCATAGCCGCAAGCGGGTTTTGCTCGGTGTACTTGTCCAGCGTCGGCACAAGCGCCGGTACAGTGCCGCTTTCAATGGCCTGCGTGTACTTGCCACCCGTTTGCTTATCTGCCCAATCTGTAAACGCTTTCTCGGTTTGCTTTTGCATCGGGAAGCTGCGCATAAAGCCTGCCGTCGCCGCCTGCAAATCCTGCCCCAGCCCATTTAGGGATGCTTTCTGGTTCATCCGTGAAAGTGCCTGTGCCTGCGTGTTGTAGTCATCCAGCGACAGCGTTCCGTTCTGCACCTGCTTGTACAAATCCCCGGCATTCTGGTCGTACTGTTTCACCGCCGCCACTTCGGCGCTCGTCAGCTTGCGTCCCGGGGAAGCCAGCTCTGCGCGGTAATCAGCATCGCTCTGCAGCTTTTTCAGCGCAGAGGCAATGTCCTCCTGTCGGTTTTTGTAGTCGTTGCGCTTGCCCTTTGCAGCCTGCGTCTCTTCCGCGCTGGGGGCGCTTCCTGCGGCGGCGTAACTGCTGCCGATAACTTTCCCGCCCCGCGTCACAGCGCGGCTCTGGGCGGGCTGCGTGGCGCTCACGAGGCCTGTCCCGTTTCGTTCGGCATAACTTTTTGCAGCAGTCGTGCGCGCACCTGCTTTCTTCGCTTCCAGATACTTCTCCTGCGCGCTCTTTTCCTTTTCGCTCTTTGTCTCGTTTTTTTCCGTGTTCTCTGCTTTCGGCTTGCTGCCAGGTGTACTGCCTGTCGTGCCGCTGGTGCTTGCACCGCCGCCAAACAGAGAATCCAGCGATGCCGCATTTTCCGTGTCGCTGCCCGTGCCTGTGGTACTGCCGCTCTTGCCGGAAGATTTCCCGCTGGATTTTGCAGCCTTCGCCGCTTTCTTTGCCGCATACTGCTGCGCCTTTTGCTGCTGCTGGTACAAATCGTTTGCCGCGTCAAACTTTGCCTGCGCCAGTTTCATCTGCCGGTTCAAAATATCGTTGTTCAGGCTGTTTTCAAGGTTTGCACCCTGCACAATGTTGTTCAGCGTCTCGGTGTAGCTGTTATGCAGCACAGGCAGCGTCTTGTCAGTGGCGTTCATGATGGCACTGCCCTGCTGCTGTGCTTTCCTCGTTGTGCTGCGGCCAGTGCTTACATTGCTGGCCTGCGCCGTCTGGTATCGGTTCAAATACGCATTCAGCAGCGCATCTTCACGACCATTCACTTTCGCCATAGCTCAAGACCTCCAAATTTCCTAAATCCTTCCCACTCGGGGGAAGGCGGCCCCGCAGGGCCGGATGAGGGCAAACTTGATCCAACTGCTCACTCACCCTGCATACATTACTCGTAACTGTACTCCCACTGCCCCGTAGTCGTGTTGAATCTCTGGCGAAGCTGCGGCATGCTGGCTGCCATGTTTGCGTAACCCTGCATCAGGCTGACAAGATTGTTCGTGTTGTTTGCTGTCAGGTTCGCAAGGTTCGTCTGATACTGGCTCAAATCCGCTGCATCGCCGCTGGCACGCTGGTTTTCCAGCTGTGCCATGTTGTTCTGATAGGTGTTCGCAAGGCTTGCCAGCTGGTTCTGACGCTCGGTTTCCAGCGCGTTGCGGCTGTTGTTGTAGTTGTTCAGCATACCGGCTGTCGTGGTCTCGCTCGCACCACCGTTCAGGCCCTGCGCACTAAGCTGCTGTGCAAGGTTGCGCTGCTGCAGCATGCGGTTAATATACGCCTGCTGTAGGGCATTGTCTGTGGCGCGGTTCAGCTCGCCCTGCCCGTACTCATAGTTGGCTTTCTGCTGTGCAGCACTGCGCTGGTAGGCTTCCTCACGCGCTCTGCGCTGTGCCTCCTGCGCCGCGCGCATCTGCTCTTCTGCCCTGCTCTGTGCTTCCGCCGCCGCCTGCTGTGCGGCCTGCATCGCGCTCTGCATCTGGCTGATATAGCTATTCATGTAGTTGTTGCTCTGTGCCGGTGCGCTGTAGCTTGCTGCCGCGCTCCCGCCGCCAGAACCGCCGCCAGAGCTTCTGCCAGAACTGCCGCCAGTGTAGCCACCGCGGCTGCCTGCATTGCTTGTCGGTGCCGTTGCAACCGTTTTCGCAGTCGTGTACACTCTGTTCTTGTCGCCAAACTTCGTGGCTGTGGTCGTACCGGGCTTCACATAGTAATCTTTGGTTGAACCAAAAATCGGTTTCGGCATACTGAATCACCCCTTCCGCTCGCTCTGCGTGCCAAAATAAAAGGCCACGACCATCGTCACAATGGTCATGACCGTGTCAGGCTGCAGGCCGCCCCGCAATGCCATTACGGCAAAAACCGCAACCACTACCAGCGTTACAATGGTTTTTACCTTGATAAGAGCTGCCAGATTTTTCAAAAAATCGCCCATAGATATGCACTCCCTTTCAGCCAATCAGATGATTTTGCAAGGCTTCCTTTGCTTTCTGCATCTGGTCAATGTTGTTTCCATCCAGATTATGGTCAAGAAGGGCAAGCAATGCCTGCATGGTCACATGCTGCCCCTCGTCCATGCGGTCAAGCCGCTGCTTGTCGTTTTTCAAGAATCCCTCCATGACAGTCACCCGCGTTTCAAGCTGTGTGATGCGTTTGTCCTGGTCGGCCTTCGGTTTTTTTATGGCGGTGATGACTTTGCTGATGGCAACGCCCCCGGCATACAGCCCGGCAGCAGCCCCCGCCGCGTAAATCAAAAACGCCCAGGCCTCCGCAAGTGTAAACGAGAATACATGCTGCAACGGCTCACACCTCCGCCCATTCAGATTTGTACAGCCCGGCATCCGTCAGGCCGCGTTCCTTGCACAGCAAGTAGATTGCGTCCGCGTCCCCCTGACTCACCGGCCCAATGGTAATCACTTGTAGCTTTCTTTCTGGCTTGTCCACCGCAGGCAGGGCCTTGACGATGCGGTTGAGATCGGTCTCCGGCCAGATGCCCGGCACGCCGCCCTTTGCGGCCTGACTGTACTGGTGGATGTAGCGCGGTAGGCTCGTGTCGTAGTTGGCGCGGGTGTCGGCCAGCCAGCCGATGTAGTCCTTGCACAGGCCCTCGTAGTCGATGTTTGCCGTGGCAAACAACGTAAACGTGTAGACGCCCGGCTGGTAGCCCAGCGCCGCCGCACGCACACAGAACGCTCGGGCGCAAGCCGTGCGCTGCGCCTTGGTCAAGTTGTCCGCGCGGCCATCGTGGACGCCGGTCTTGGTTGTGTGTCCCCATTCGCTGTCAAAAAACAGCGGGTAGCCGGTCGGGGCAAGGCTTGCGCAGAAGTCTGCCTCCTCGCGGGCTTCGTCCACCGTGATGGCCTGCGAGAAGAAGTAGAACCCCAGCAGCTTGTTGTTGGCCTTGGCCCCGGCAAGGTTGGCATCGTACTGCTCGTCCTTCATCAGCTTTCCGCTGCCGTAGCCGCGATAGCCGATGCGCACCAGGGCGCGGTAGGGAACCTTTGCCCAGTCGATAGCGCCCTGATGGTGGGACACATCAATCAGCACTTCCTCGCCGCTGGGCTGTGCAGCGTCTGCGGGTTTTTCTACTGCGTGCTCGCCGGGGCGGTATGTAAACACCTGCCCGCTTGCCGTGGTGAAGTCGTTGTCCAGCCACACCAGCGGGTTGGTGCGCTTGCCGCCCAGGATGACCTCAAAATGCATGTGTGCGCCGAACACGTTGCCGGTCACGCCGCTGTAGCCGATGATCTCGCCCTCTTTGACCTGCTGGCCGTACTTGACGCAATAGCTGCTCAGGTGCGCGTACCGCGTCTGCAGCACACTGCCCTTGTAGGGCGCGTGTTTGATTCTCACCATGTTGCCATAGCTCTGCATACCCGTCCGCGTGTGTCCGTCCCAGTCCTGGGTCTGATCCACGGTGCCGTCCTCGGCGGCATAGACCGGGCGGATATACATATTGTCAATCTGGGTGCGCAGGTCAACGGCCTGGTGCAAACTGCCGTCGTTATAAAACCATCCTTGTGTGATGATGTGCTGGGCCAGAGGCCACGCCAGCAACACCTCACCGTTTGAGAGTCTCATTGATCTTCCTCCTCGTACAGCGGATTTTGAATCTGTTCATTCGTTGCGTTGCCGTCCTGCACCGTTTCAGCGTCCACAGCATCATAATACGCTTGTGCCAGTGCTTCCACCTCGGCAATGTCATCTTCGGTCAGCAGGCCGTTGTCGTAGTGCGTGTACGCCTTATCAAGCCAAAATGCAACGTCGCGTCCTGCTGCAATTTCCCGCTTGATGCTGCGCAGCGTTAAGTCGTGCCGCGCTTTGCTTTTAATCGCCATTTTATTACTCCTTTCAGGTTTGCGAGGCTACCGCCTCTTCCAAATCGGTAATCCGCTTAATAGGGTCTGCTCGTCCCGTCACAGTCGCGCTGTCGGCATCGGTCAGAATAGTGTTCGCTCCCGCCAGCGCGGGAATGGGCTGTGCGCCTGTCGCGGTGAATGGCGTTGGAGTTGCCAGCTTGTAAGCAATTTGTACGGGGGTTCCTGCGGCGTTCTGGGCGGCAATGTAGGCTTTTAACGAAGCAACTTCATGTCCCGCTGATATATCGGGCAGCAAGCTAGTCGGCACGCAGTACATAAAATAGCGCGACTTTCCGGTTGTCGCAAAGCCAATTCCAGCCAGCCGCCCACCCCACACATCTAGGCCGGACGGCGCTAAATGGCTACAAATGCCTTTTACGTTTATGGCATCATAATCTGTGATGTCGTATGTATAAAATCCTGTAACAGCAGGGTTGTGAGCGTTGATTCCCCATGAGAACCATGATTCTGTGCCATTTAGAATTACGGGCTTCCACGTATCCTGCCCATCTCCATTCACCGCGTCCACCTCACCGCCATACACGGTTTCAGGCAGGGTCAGGGTGTTGGTCTGCCCGATGTAGGGTGTGTAGGTGGTGGGGGCGGTGGTGCCAGGAACGATGTACGGATATACTGTCTTGTCAACCGTTGCGCCGGCACTCACAATCGCGTACCAATACTTAGTTACATCCCCAGCCAAAATCTCAAAAGCGCCTTTGGCGTTTAGCCACAAGTTCTTCCCGTTTCTCTGCACCACAATACTAGCGGAAATTCCCGAGCCCAATTCCAGCCCGAAGTATTTTCCAGGCGGCAGAAGCCAAACCGGAAACGTCGGGCTATCCACACTAGTCAGTGCGGTGCCGGATACATGAATACCGCCATCCGGGACATACTCATATGTAATGCCTTTATATGTGTCCTTATTAAATGGTTTTATATTCAGCAGATTCTCCCCGCACCGTTCGACCCTCACACTGTCCCTGCCCTTGATGGGACGAATGTTTTCGTAGGGTTCCCACGCCGTGGGAGTATCTTTGGACACCATCAGCCGCAACTGTATGTCGTTGTTTACACCTGGTGTCAGCTCTGCTGCAATTGCCAGTGAGTTCTCGCTCTCTGTGCGCAATCCCCAAGCGCTATTCACCTTGCCTTTGATTGCCCAGGCAGTGACCTTGTAGCCCTTGCCCCGCAGTTCTTCCTGGCTGCATGTACACACAGCAAAAGAGTAGAATTCTGTTGCCGTTACTTCTTCATTCGGAACGCCGCTTACCTTGAAAACATCTCCGTCAAGGGTGATGGTCATGCCGTATGGTTTTCCAACTGTGGGCACACATTTGTTTGTATCCAGCAGCTGTTTCCCGCCACCTGCCGGATACGGCGTTCCCGTGCCTTCCTGCACCGGTTCCCAGCTGGCCTTTACCCCCAGCGCGTATCCCGCCACAGGATAACACACAACAGGGTTGCCGCTTTCTTCCAGAGGCGGGCAGAGCATATCAATGATGTGCTTGCTGCTCCACGGCGCATCCTCGCTCACCACCGCATCATCAATCTGTACGCCGTCCTTTCCGGCAGGCCCCTCTGGGCCGCGCTCTCCGGTGTCGCCCTTCTCGCCCTGGATACCCTGCGCACCTTGCGGACCAGTTGCACCCGTTGCCCCGGTAGGGCCTTGAACACCCTTTTCTCCTTGCGGCCCGGGCGGGCCTACGGGGCCTCGCGGGCCAGTATCGCCTTTGTCGCCCTTGGCTCCATCCTTGCCGTTAAATTTGCCGTTAGCTGCATCATTCCGCAGGCCATCGGCCACACTCTTTGCTTCCGCGCTGTTCTTTTCTGCGTTAACCGCAGCCTGCAAAACCTGCGTGGCAAGCGATTCACTGGGTTTAAACGGCTCAGTTCCACCAACAGGGCCGCGGGTAATCACGTTGTATCCCTGCGTTTTTGTGATGCGCTGCACACCATTGGCAACGCCGCAATACACGATAGTGCCCGTACCCTCATTGGCGGTTGCTTCGGCAGGCACATCAATCAGGCCGTTTTCCGGCACACGGATTTCAACGGGTTCGCCCTTCGGCGGGTTAAACGTTGCCGTTACAGCGAGTTCGCTCCACGTATCGTCAAGAGTCACATGCAGCTGCTCGATACCGTAACTGCCAAAAGTGCCAAGCGATAAGTTGCCGGGTCTAACACTGTATCCTTTCAGCTGTACTTCATGCAATGCCATTACACGCCCTCCAATCTGGCTTTAACCGCATCCATCAACTTTTCCGGCACATCTTCAAGTGTCATGCGGCACACATAAAATTGCACCATCAGGTAATACCTCCCGCTACCGCCGCCCCCCTTCGGGGGGGGGGGTCAGCCGGTGCGCTTCCACATATAACAGGCCGTGTACTTGTTCACGATGGGCATAGGCTTGTTGCCGCCAGTTGGTGAACTTTCTGTCCCCTCCTGGACTCTTGGGTTGTATGGTACTCGTCCAATCGGGGTTGTATATGCGCCTGCTTCACTGTAACTTGATGGGTATCCATGCTGGTATGAGGCATAAGCGTGAGTGTGCTTTGCCACCTGTTCCACCGTCTGCACAACTTCCCACGCGCCGCCGGTACTCCCCGCCGGGTGCGTGTTGTCTGCCGCTCTCAGCATACAGTCGGTGATTTGCTCCCATGTCGTCCCCGGCCAGCGCTGTGCCGGTTGGATTTCGCTCATCGTTGTGAGTATGTCGCCCACCCAGTACGGGCAGACGTTCAAGGGGTTCTTTGCTCCACTCATTGGCCAACCTCCAAAACGAACACCGCCGCGCTCGTCGGCGCACTGTTCGCATAAAACTTAACCACTCCGGCGCCGGGCTCCAGCGCGGCTACCATCCGCACCGCATCCGTCACCCTCGTGCGGTCACTTACGGCAATCCGGCTGTCTGCCGTCACACCTGCCACCGTGACAGCGGCGCAGGTGTTGTAGCTGCTCGTGCTGCCGTCGTCCCAGGACACCGTGTAATAGCCGGAAGTCCAGGCGCTAGCTGCCACCGTAACGGTTTTGTAGCTATGCTTGTTTTCTGCGCCAACATCCTCCGCATTCAGCCATACCGATTCCCCTGTCTTGCCGTTCACGTTCTGGATAACACCCGGGTCGCCTTTCTCACCCTGCGGGCCTGTCGCGCCGATTGGTCCTTGCTCGCCTGTCAAGCCCTGGATGCCCTGCGGCCCTCGCTCGCCGGTTTCTCCCTTTTCCCCCTGGATGCCCTGCGGTCCTTCCGGGCCAACTTCACCCCGCGGCCCCTGCGGGCCTGCCTCACCGGCAGCGCCTTGCGGTCCCTGTGCGCCCTGCGGCCCCTGCGGGCCTTGCAAACTGCCGATTGGGTTCCATTTCTTGGCGTCCACATCCCAAAGGTGCACAACGTTGTCGGTCTCGCTGCCTACCGCGTAAGCGTCGCCCTTGTTGCCGGTGGGGTGTGCTCCTTCCAGCAGCGTTAGGCTGTTGTAGCGCCCCAGCACAACAAAGCTTGTGCCGTCTGCGCCCTTCTCACCCTGCGGCCCCTGCGGGCCTGTCGGTCCTGTTGCGCCAATAGGCCCTTGTGCGCCGTTCAAACCCTGCACGCCGCGCGGGCCTTGAATCCCCTGCGGCCCCTGTGGGCCAATATTGCCCTGTGCACCTGCTGGCCCCTGCGGCCCTACCGGACCTTGCGGGCCTTGTGCGCCGGTATCACCTTTGCGCAGCACTATCTGTGTCACGCCGCCATTGTCCGTAACGGTAGCGCCCATAAACTGCATCCGGTTTCGCTGCGGCATTTCCTTGCCGCCATCGTCCAGTATCAAATGGCCGCTGCTGCCGGTAGCCTGCCAGGTCTTGCCGTCGCTGCTCGTCTCAATGACTTTATCGCTGTTCAGCCGGATATACAGGCAGCCGCCCTCATTGTGGGTGCGGTTTTCCAGCTCCATTTCGTTCAGGGCCGTCACAAGCTGGTTGAAAATCGGCACAATGACTTCTCGCGGTATTTCGTCCATGACCCGCTGCATCTCTGCCGTGCTGTACCCCGGGGTGTCCGGTTTGCCAACGTTGCCTTTGCCGCTCAAATCGGCGGGTAATATTTCTCTGAATGTCATTTTCTCACCCCTTAAAGTTTCCGTTTTCCACAAACTCAACGGCAATCTGCATCAATCCAAACGGCTCATTTAAAGCATTGTTTGCAAAACGAAACCGCGCCTTGTCTACTCGTTTGATTCGGATTTTGTTGTGCAATGTCCGCGAAGTCTTGTCGTTAGAATAAGTAAGGCGCGAATAGCGCAGCTGGTGATAACTAAAAAATCGTGCGTGTACGCTGTCGTTCCAGATATTAGACCAAATGCCGCGCTTCATGGCATAAACTGCAACGCTCGTTACAGCACTGGGGGCCATTTGCAAGGCAAGATAGCGGAAACTCTTGTTTTTATAAAAAAGCGTGCCCGCTAAGTCCGGTGTTTCCCATTCGGCATAAATCACAGCGCCGTTATCGTTGTAACTGCCAATATCATCTGGGTCATTGTAAAACTGGTATACATTCCCGTTGTCAGCGCCAAAATATAGGTCGGTTTCATTCACCCACATTACACGCGCCGGTATATTCGTCTCATAAAAGCAGGCATATTGCCGGGTCGAGTATGGCTCGTTTTTGTTTGCGCCCAAGTTCTGTTGCCCGTCCAAAATATAAGCAACGCCGTTCAGGCACAGCCAGTACATGTCTTTGTACACACAGGCGTAAGCATCCGCTTTGTTTGCTTCATCCAGCAGCTTGCCGTTCATGTAATAGCTTCTGTTCTGGCTGAATCGTTCGCCCACAATGTCACTGGGCGTGATTGCATAGATGCCTAAGTTTGTTAAAAACATTGGCTCGTTCGCGCAGTAAGCAAAACTGTATTTGGCAATTGCGCCGGGGCCTTGTATCGTGTTGGTAATGGGGAACGCCGGTTCGCTGTCCACCAAATTGCCCTGCCGGATAATTACGTTTCGGTCTGTCTCGTTCTCGTCCTTGTGCGCCGCAATGTGGTTCTCAATGATGGAATATCCCATGATGGCGCTTTTCTCTGTGCCTACCTTGCTGTACCCGGTGTCGGGCCAGTATGTCAAGTCATACTGTCCGCTGTACCAGTCTTGGTTTGGATAGTCCGGATTTCCGCTTAAAAACAGGCGGTCAGTCGCGCCGTTCACGCCGAACAAAATGCCAATATTACATTTGTTGATTCTATCCGCATAGCCTTTCACGGTACGGCTTGCGGTGATTTCAATGTTGTCCTCGCCGGTAACAGGGCTTTTCCCCGGCGCAGTGTTGAACGTCACCACTCCGGTTGACGCATTGCAGCTGTATCCGCCGGTCATCGTCTCCCAACTGCCGCTGCTCGTCAACTTGCGCACCGTCACATTGGCACTGTCCAGCCCGGAAAAACTCAAATGGTACTGGGTGCTGGTCCCATCTGCTAAAAAAAGTTCCTTGAACTTCGGTTGCAGCAGGTTCAACGCATCATACTGTTTTCCGCCGCCGGACGGTGGTTTGGCAATCGTCAGCGTCGGAATTTTTGCATCGTCACTGGCTTTTTTTACAGTTTCGCCGTCATATACCAGCAGGCACTTTCCGTCGGCAATAAACAGCTTATCGTCCATCTGCCAGCTTTTGCTGCGGGCATCTGCCATGTCGCTGTACAGCGCCTTGCCCACTTTCTTGCCGTCCTCTGGCAACTCGTATAGTGCCGTTCCCGCATGGATAAGGCTCTTACCCTTTAGCTCGTGGAAACCGTTCACACGGGCCGGAAACGCCGCTCGCAGCTTATATCCCATCCGTTTTCGCACCTTGCCGGGTTCTGACCGTATCATGTTCTGCGCGTTGGGGCTTTGGCTCACGCTTACATTGGCGGTGTTGCTGGTATAATCAATGCCAAGCAGTTTATCAATCGCCAGTTTGCTGCGGGCAACTTGGCTGGGTATCGTAAAAGTCGCCATGCTTACCACCACCCTGTATTGCTTGTAAAGCTTTCCTTACTTACGGTTCTCGGGTTCTTCAGTCGTTCAAAGGCGGTCTCAAACTCGTTGCGGTAGTAAGTAGCAATGGCAATGTCATCATCCTTGTATAACTGGCTGGCAATGTACAGCGGCAGCAGTACAACGGCATCGTCCGGCAGGTCGATTTCTTTTGTGTCCGGCGTTTCCAGCGTCAGCGTTGCAGGCTTGGCATCGTAGAAAAACTCAAACTCGCCTTCAAAATCAGCCGGAAAAACCAGGTACTTGCCGCCGTACAGCTCCACCCCGTCTACAGGTTCCGGGGTATCGTCCACCAGCTTGTACACCTCAGTAGCGCCCATCCGCCAGTAATCCGGCACCTGATAAACCAGATTCACAGTCAGCTTTTCGCCCTTGTCTTTGTCTACCATGTAACTTTTGCGTAAATACCGCCCGGCAGTGCAAATCATTTCAATGGCTTCGTTGGCTGCTTGTGGCATCGCGTTTAAATATTCTTTTGTCGCTTCGTCGGGGTTCGAGAGGTCTGTGCCGTCACTGGCGAACATCTTTTGCAAGGATGCCAGCTTGATCTGTTCCCATGTCATTCGCAATCACCCCCTGCTGCATAGCTTCCTGTTTGTCCATCTCCTCTTTGATGGATTTCTGCATTGTGGCTGCAAACGGGAATCCGGTCTCTTTCAGGAGAGTCCACAGCCGGTACTGGCTTGCAGGCTTGGTAATGTCGCCAAAACCACCCGCCTGATACTTCACATCGACCATATCCCACAGCCGTTCGCGGTTGCTGGCAAGGTTACTTGCCGGGTCAACCTCAATGATAAATTCATCGTTCCAGTACAATTCCCCGGCTGCGTCCCGCTTCAAAAACTCCATCCTGTCAAAATGCCCGAACTGCTGTTCGCCGTCCGTGTCTGTCTCGGTCGTCGGGTACGGCTCATCAGCATACGCCAGCAAAAACTCAAACATCATGCGGTACAGCTTCGCATAGGCGTTGTTCTTCATCTCGCGCTTGCTCTGCAAACGGCCTGCGCTCTGGTTTGCGCTGAACTGTTTCGCGCTGCCCGATGTAGCAGAACTGTCGTACTTGCCCTGGAATGCGTCTGTAATGCCCAAAGTGGATTTCGCCCAAGTGTAATTCATTTCCAGCATGTTCTGGTCGTTCTGTACATTGGGCTGCACATTGATAACATCGATCATGGCTTTCTGGCCCGGGTTGTCCACGCGCAAAATTTTCAGCTCGTCATCGTTCAGCTCCGCGTTTACGCCCTCCGGCAGCACTACCCAACTGCCGCCTTTCAGCAACTTTTCCTGAATCTTCGTGCCGTATTTGTTGATAGCCTGCTGCTGGTCAGCGATAATATCTACATCCGACACGCCCAAGAACTTGTCCGATGCCGCAATGTTTATCCGCTCCACAATCGGGAACCCGTGCGGTTTGTAGGCCGGTATCTCGTTGGCCTCCATCTCGCCCGGCATCATAATGACCTCGCCGCTCTCGTTGTCGCGCTGCACGCTGCCGTCCGGGTTCACAATGGGCACATCCTCGCCCGGCAGCTGTGCAGGCAGCACCTCGCCGCTGCTAAGCACTACATCCTGTGTCAGCGTAAGGGTCTGCACCGGCTGTTCTTTGAACTTCTTGTTCCCGCAAACACAGACATCCCCCACGCGCCGCCGCCCGCATTTCGTGCAGACCTCTGCCGTGCGCGCATAATAATCGGGGAAATCTTCAAGCACCTGGCACCCTACCCAGCTAAACATGCCTACTGTGCCCTTGTCGTGCTTGTAATAGACAATGTTCTGCGTCACAACGCCTGTGTGGGTGCTGTCATCGCCCCCGCGCGCGTCCGGCGCGTCCTCTGTGTCGGTCTCAATGGTAATGCCGTACCGCGCTTCCAGCGATTCCTTGCTCTTAGAGACCTGCACAAAGATATAATCCATGTCCTCAATGCGGTACACACCAGGCTGCGGAATGACATTCCGTGGGTGGCGCATCTCTACTTCAACATCGCCCAGCGTGCAGTGATACCCTGCAACCGGGTTCCACTCCACATGGAAAAAGTCAGCTCCCTGCACCGGCACTGTGCGCTCGCTTCGGTCATTCAGTTCAATAAACCGCATTCGCCGTGCCTGATTGCGCAGCATGTTTTCAGCCTTTCGCGCCAAGTCCCGGTCTTCCGCATGGATGGCTGTGACCTTCGGCATCGGGTAGCTGGAATCCACCTGACTTTCAATCAGCTCATAGATGATATTGCGCACATTCGTGGCGTCCTTTTTGGCACCCTGTATCTCGTGGCTGCCGTAGTACATGGCCTCGCGCTTGCGCATCTTTTCCAGGGTGTCACTGTATGCAGCTTTTGCGTTGGATAGCTTGCCCTGCCATTTTTCAAGGTCTTTTGTCTGCTTATCGTCTTTCTTCATATCGTCACTCCTGTGGGGTCGTGCCCCCGCAAATGTGATAAAAAAGCGGCCCTGCCGTAGCAGAGCCGCTAAAATTACTGCTTCTTGGTTCGCCGTTTCCGGGTAACTTGGCTTCCCCCTTTGGGCACACTGTCAGTGCCCACTGCCGGGTGAGCCTCGCCGTTTTCTACCGCCCGGGAATAATACGTCCCGTCCCTGTTCACGGCCTCCACAACATACAGCCGCTTGCCGTCCTCAAAGGTGTCCCCGATTTTCAATCCTTTAGGAACCATGCTACACCGCCTCAGGTCAGGGTCGTGCCGGCGGCAGCGCCGCCAAGGATCACATGGCGCCAATCGCCAAAGCCGCAGCTGAAACGCCCACGGCAGGAGGTAATCAAGTCCTGCGTCAGCGTGTCCACGTTCTGGAAGGTCTCCATCGCGGTACGGTCATAGAACACATTGCCCAGCAAATCCTTGTTGGCCTGGCTGGACATCAGGATATAGGGCTCTGTGCCGTCAGCGGCCTGCCAATGGTGGTCAACCACAAGCTTCCACATACCCTTGTTGATGTTCACATCATTCACGGAACTGCCAACCTGCTGGTCGGAATTGATGATCTTCTTGCCCAGCGTGATCAGGCGGTAGCAGTTGGAAGGCACGATCAGCGTATCGAACACATAGCCCATGCCGTTGCCAGACGCATTCTTGAAGTTGAAGCCGATGTTTGCCAGCCGGTTCATCATGGCATCGTCATCGCCAAAAGCGTTGGTAAACACGTTCGACTGTGCGGCCACGCCGGTCTTGCCGGTATGGTCTTCTGCAAACAGGGCCTTGCCGTCCGCAGTGGTGGAATCCAGCCCGGTCTTTGCGCCGTACGTAAAGGTCGCAGCGGCACTGGTAAGCGCCTTGCTGCCAAGTTCGGCGCGGCTACGCTTGTACGCACGCACATTCGCGGCAGCGCGGGCAGCGGCCATATCGAACTGGTTGTCCTCGATCATCGTCCTGGTGATGCGGAACGCCTTCTTGAACTCCGAATGCTGGATAAGCTTGGGCTCCACCTCGCCGAAATCATCCAGCGGGCTGGACGCGCCCTCATCGACCAGATCAAAGTTCGAGAAGGTGGACATGCCTGCGATCTTCTCGCCGAAACGCTTGGACTTCTTGACATTGAACAGCGCATTGACAAGCTCGTCATCGTTGTTCTTCTCGTTGTCGGTGTCCTTCATTTTCATGGTGAGCAGGTCAGCCCACTCATTCCAAAAATCATTGGCAAGGCCGCTTGCCTTGCTAAAAATAACTGCCATAGTCAGTCTCCTTTACATAAAAAAATCAAATCGAGTTGTAGAGCTTCTGCAGCTCCTCATCGCTCTTGTCAGGGAAATACTCATGCGCTTTCGCAAGCATCCCGCTGCTCATGGTCTTTTCCTTGCCCGGCATATTGGCACCGCCGTGCGCGGCCAGGTGTCCTTTGCTTTTTGCCGCATTGATGGCCGCCTGCCGTCCTGCCTCCGTGCCGTTCTGTACGGCCTTGCCATAGTTCAGCGCCTTGTAGGCGGTCACCATGTCAAGCCCGTTTTTCTGCACAAGCTCGACCATCTTGTCAAAATTTTCAAGCTTGGCAAGGTCTGCGGTGGTTTTCAGGCTCGGCTCAATTTTTTGCAGCGCGGCAAAGTCAGCATTGAACGCTGCCTGCGCCTCGTCGTTGACTCTTGCGGCTTTCAGCTCCTCCATCTCGGCTTTCAGCTGTGCCTTCTCCGGGTCGTTGTCGATAAGGCGCTGCAACGCGGCTCTCTGTTCCGCTGTCTGGTTCGCAGTAGCCTGATCAATCGCACGCTGACGGTCAAGCTTGTTCTGGGCGTCCAGTGCGGCGAAATAGTCCTGCATCGACTTGACAGGCGCGCCGGTCTCGGGGTTTTTGTACCCGGCAAATCTCTGTGCAAACTGTCTGTCCACACGCTGCTGCGCCTCTCGCTCGCTGCGCTGGCGGGCAATGGCCCAGACATTGTTGGGGATTTCCGGCTCTGTGGCAGTTTCCGTGTTTTGGGCGGCACTTTCCACTTCACTTTCCACAGTTTCCACATTTTCTGTCGGGTTGTCGTCAATCTGGTCGGCTACGCCAGCGGTCACGCCGTTTTCAAACTCGTCCATAGGTTCCTCCGCGTACAACGCCCGCCGGCTAAAAATTTGTATAAAAAAAGCGCCTACCCTTTCGGATAAGCGCTTCTTTTATCGTAGTTTTCCTGCCTTCCCCCTCGGGGGAAGGTGGCCCCGCAGGGCCGGATGAGGGCAAAGCAAATCTTATTGCCCGCCGTCATTCACCGGGTAACTCACCCTCTGCACCGCTTTTCCCGGTGCCAGCTCTCCCACAACCTGTCCAAATCGCGGGCATTGCTTACTTCGGCAGATAAATTTCAGCACTTCTGTGCTGGAATCCACGCGGCACTCCACGCCGCAAGTTGGGCATCTCAAAAAATCCCCTCCATTACCAAAATGTTGTTCTGCACCTTGCCGCCGTAATAGCGGCAAATTCTATAACAGGGCTGCGCGTTCAACCAAAACTCGATCATGCAGGGTTCCCCCATTTCTCAATCAGCATTTTGCGGTCTTTCGGGCTGGCGTTTTTGTAATCCTCGTACATGTCCGCCGTCCACGGTCTCTTTCGTATATTCACAGGTTTTTTCGCCGGGCTTGTCCACCAAACGCAAAAATAGCGTAACGCGTCCGGGTAATGCGTCAGGCCGTGCGGGTTTTTCGCATACACATCGGGGTTTTTATCGTCCTTCTGTATCTTCGTCAGACACGTCCATAACTCGCCCGGCTTGTAAAAGGTCAAATACCCTTTCCCGCTCTTTTCGTCCTTGCGCAGCCATTGTTTCATGGCCGCGCATCCTGCCGGGAAGTCTCGGGAACTCTGCACCAACGGCAATCCCGCCTCGCTGAACAGCTGTGCGCGGCTCTTGCCGCTCTCCTGGCTTCGGTTCCACAGGTCAGGTGGTGCAAGATACATGTCTATTTCTTCCTCGGCAGAATTGCGCAAAATCAAATCTGCCGCTTCACCTATCGTCTTGTTCGGCCCGCCGTCCACCCGGTACACCGTTGCATGGCCCTGCGTGTCAACAGCTATCCAAAGTGCCGCCAACATATCAAGGCCATAGTCAATCGTCACATAGCGTCTTAGCGGCCCTGTGGGCGGTGCATCGACCAAGTGGGTATCTTTGTCAAGCTCACTAAAAAAGCGCCCTCCGGGTGCGGAGAGCGCTTCTTCTTCAGTTGCAGGGTACTCCTGCATCGTTTTATCTTCGCCCAGCGCAGCAACAGTCTGTGCGTACCACTTCTCACTGCGGCGCGGGTCTGTGCTCCACGGCAAAAACAGCTTTGCAAAACCGTTGCCGGGGTTTGTGTAGATTTCCTCAAACAGCGTGCCAAGTTTGATGGTTGACAGCCCGATAACCCGCCCGCCGAACGGTCTGTTGATAACCGGGTATGCAGCCTGCCAGATTTCCTCTGCGTACTGCTGGAACGCCCATTCGTCAATCACGATCAAGTCAGCGGTAAATGAACGGCCTGCCGCAGGGCTTGACGGAAACGCCTTAAACACGCTCTCCGGCCCGTCCGGCCACATCACAACCACCTGCATTGTGCTTTTGTAGAATACCGGCCCTGTCCAGCCTGCAACGCTGCCGCCCGGCGTGTCCACCTCTCGGATAAGCCCCGGCATATACCGCAGTATCACCGCAAGGCGGCGCACAAGCTCTTTGGCCTCGTCCTCTGACCGGCTCAAGCCAATCGCGGTACGGCCTGTGTTCAGCGCCACAAGCCGTGCCACCTCCGCCAGCGCCAGCCATGTAAAACCCAACTGACGCGCTTTCAGCACGCAAACAAGCCGGTTCTCGGCAAACACGACCAGCGCTTTTTTTTGCCCGTCCCACAGCGTAAACGGCTGAATTAGCTCGTCTGCGTCCTTGTCCTCAATGTGGCAATATGTTTCGCAAAAATATATCGGGTCTTTCCTGCACGCCTCGCGCTCAAGTTCCCGCATTTCTTCCAGCGTCAACGCATCACCCCGCTTTCAGCAAAAGCCTTGCGTGAAAAGCCAACCAATCAAAACGGATTGCAAAGTTCGGTACAGCATACACCATGTTGTCACGCAAAAACGAAAGCGACGGCAACAAAAAGAATGATTTCCCGTAAATCTCAAAATCGAACCTGCAATCCATTTCTCTACCTCAAAATTCCCCAAACCCGCCCTACCGGTCTCACCCGTTGCAGATAGCAAGTCCGCAACGCTTTTTTGATTCCCTGTATTGTCCGCACAGGGCTGGCGGGCGTCATTTGTATACCGCACAGTCCTGCGGTGTTCGGCAGTATTTATACCCGCGCCCCTATCCGCGGTTGAAGTTTTGTTTCGCACTTCACTGTGCGGGCAGAATTTTTCAGGCTCTCGAAGTCCCGTTGCGGTCTGCCATCGCGCCGCGCTCCTGATCGGCTTGCCGCTTTGCTTACAGCGTTCAGGTTATCTATCGCGTTTTGCCTGCGCCGGGCTTTCACCGGTGGGAATGACCCAACCTTTGCCCTCAGCCGGACTTGAACCGGCACACCAAGGCTCTTGCCATTGAGCTACAAGGGCATGTGCGGCTTGCCGTTTGCACGACCATTGTCATCATTTGTGAGGTATGCCGCGCACGCTCACACAGACTGGGCGCTACCCAGCCATCTGGCGCAGAACAGAGGACACGAACCCCAGCCGCCATCGGCAGCCAATCGGTTTAGCAAACCGTTCCCGCTCCTCGCGGGTTTATTCTGCAAATAAAAAAGCGCCCTGCCGTAGCAGAACGCTTTGTATTGTGGCCGCTGGGTCTTGAAGCGGACGGCCCTAGTCCCATAGTCAGAGGAGGTTTTCAAACTGACACCCGCGCCGTGAAACTCAAAATTTCAAAATTTTATTTTTTTAGGGAACCTATTCCATTTTGGAATGAAATCTCGCATAGGGGGGGATGCCCTATTTTTGCTCCAATCGCGTAAGCGTCACGAATGATTCTTTCCAAAAGCTCTTCTATGGTGTAGTCATCGTACCACGCAGGACCTCGTTCTCCAACTGGTCCGTTGTTGTCGGCGTTGTATTTTTGCCGCTCCATTGCTCACACCTCTTAAATTTTATTTTTGAATGCGCTGGGGGAACTAACATATTCGTACCGGGCCGCGCTACCTATGAGCCCCGCCCTCCCCTTTATAGGGGGTACCCCCTGCCCTGCTGTCGCCTGCCCTTTTTCGGCAGACCGCCACAAAAAAATACCCCCGCCCGTCCTTCTTCATCTACAGCCCGTCCATGATTTCCGCCTACTACTGGCCACTATTTCGCTAAATACTTATTTAGCGAAACACGAAATCACGTATTATCGTTCTTTTGTAGCCGCTTCTGGATATTCTGCATCAATTCTCTATCCGCATCGGTCACGGCCTCGGCTGAAATTTCCATCTGGTCAGCCGGCTTATCCCCCGCAGAATCGCGGAACGCCACGAACGCCTTCACGTTCCCGGCCATCGCCTGGACTGCCTGCGCGGCTGCCATCGCCTCATATATTGTACACGGCTTCCCGGTCTGCTCTGATATCTGCGCTGCTATCTCCTGCGCCGTCTCATCGTTCAACGCGTTGGTGCTGGACAACCGCAGTTCTCCGATTCCCTGGCATATCTCCTTTAACGTTCGGCGCTGTCTCTGTTTTTCGGTTCCCTTCTGCTGGCCGTTCCTTGCCATCTTCCGGAGTTCTTCGGGTTCCACTTCATCGAATGTTCGGCACGGCCTGAGGTTTGCCAAGCTGTTCGGATTCATCTTTCGACCTGCTGCGCTGATCAGTTCCCCGCGCTCTGCCTGCTGCCTTGCTCGCTCAACACCCTGCTGTGCCTTGCTCATCTGCTGGACGGCCTGCGCCGCCTTCTTCTCTGCCATGTTGCCGCCCTCCTTTTATAGCAACAAAAAAGCGCCCAGCGGTAAAGCTGGACGCCTGAAGCCTAATTTTCGCGTTGATACGTTAAAACTGTATAATGAGTGAGCCCCGCCGCGGAAGCTCGCTTCCTCGCGGGGTTCACTCATTATACACATTTTACTACTTTAGTGCGATTTTGTCAAGGGTTTTTCGGTTTATCGTGATTTTCTCGCTGCATCCTCTCGGAACATGCCTGCATAATGTATCCTTGCACACTCTGCCCGGCTGCTGCTGCTGCCTGCCGCACTGCTGCGCCGTCCTCCTTGCTGGGCCGGATTGTGATACTATCCCGGCTGCGATTGTACCTGACATTTGCCTGTATCTGTGCTTGTGATGCCATGTTGTCGCCTCCTCTTATATAGTACTACCATCATACCACACCGCGCCCAATACGTCAACGTGTACAAGATGCACAAAACACGTAGACGTTTGCTGTGTAGTCCTACAAACTACACGTCTACGTATTGACAACATACACGTAGACGGATATAATAAAGCCATCGAAACAAAGAGCAGCCGCCCAGCGGCCCCACAGGAGGAAACAACATGACTACCACCTATAAAACCTATAAATGGTTTAACCCCCGCCCCTGCACCATCACCGAAGGCACCGCGATGTATAGAGACCTCGCCAGCAAGCACCACCCCGACCACGGCGGCAGCGTCACCGACATGCAGGAGATCAACGCCGAGTGGGACGAGCTGAAGCCAACACTTCCCCGCTTCTGCAGTGAGCAGGCCAAGCAAGGCCGCCAGCAGTACCAGCAGACCAGAGCGGCAGAGGATGCCGCCAAGACCGCGCAGGATGCAGAGGCCGTCAAGATGGCCGCCGAACTGGCAAAGATGCCTGGCCTGCAATTTGATGTTGTGGGTTCCTGGATTTGGGCAGACTGCAACCACCGTTATAATAAGCAGCTCGAGGCTCTCGGGTTCCGTTGGAGTAAGAACCGCTGCAAATACTACTGGCACCCGGCAGGCGACAGCAGCCGCCGCAATCGCCGCGCATCCTATGAAGAAATCTACCAGAAGTACAACGGCACCAGCTACCAGACCCGCAGCCGCGAAACCATCTCCGCCTGATACCTTGAGCCGCCGCACAGTAAAGCGACGGCATCCCACTACTAAAAAAGAAAAGGAGCAACAAGCAATGACTAGAGAACAGATTTCAGAATGGTGCGAGGAGCGCGTGGCACTGCCGTTTTCTTATGAAGACGGCGGTTATAACTTGACAAGTTCCTACTACGTCCGCGAATGGCCGAACGGTGACCGCTACGAGTACCGCAGCACCCAGGACCGCAACACCAACATCGAGACGATCACCGTAAAAATTAACGGTGAAACCGTCTTGACTGATACCTCTAAATGCTGAAAGGAGCAGTCAACCATGAAAACCCTACACCACACCGAAACCACCTGGCAGGGCCGCAAGATCATCATAGACGCGGCAGACCTCACCGCCGAATGTGGCTATATCGAAGTTGTGGCCATGTACCCCGATGGCCTGGAAATCGAGTGCTACCGCACTCACGACCCGGAGGACGCCCGCCTGATG